GCTGTACTAGAGGGGCTGAAAAAGGCTACAGGTAAAATTCGTGAGACTACACGCGGTAAGGCTGCAATGGAGAAGATTAACACCTTCGTCAGAGCAGACCAAAACTTCTACGGTGGTATTTTGTACGATAAGAACTATCGCACTCAAGAAACAGTAGTTGTCCGTGCTACATCTCTCGACGAGTATGATGCTACCTTAGGCTTCAATATGGGCTTTTCGCTCAAAGGAGCTTTAGGTGTGCCTTGGGAACTTGTTCCCTACTCGTTTGTGGTGGATTGGTTTGCCACTTTAGGTGACTATCTCAATTCCCACTTACCTGCAATTGGCTTTGATCAGTTGTGTTCTGGATATACCATTGAGCAGTCAATCATTGAGAACTATAGCATAAGTAACGCTAGAGCTATCTCTGGTTATACACTCACTGGACCCCTAACCGGAAATAACACCCGGGTATGGAATATCAAGACACGTATTCCCGGTCTGCCCGCTGCGGGGGTCGTTATTAGGTCGAATTTCAAACTTAGTAACCTAACCCGCTCTGCAGATCTCGTCTCCTTGATCTTGCAAAAGATCAAAATCAAGTAACGACTCTTTGTAAACGCATCCCGCGTTCACGGAGTCACCAATCAATAAGGAATAATCCTCATGTCTCTCACTATCAACGCGAAAACCTACACCGCTGACTCGTTTCAAGCGAATCAGGTCGGATATATCGGGGCCGGTAAGACGGTTTCGGTTAAGGACGATGTTGTCCTTCGCCGTACTGCTCCCAAAGCCACCGATGTGTTCTCCGGTGTCGGTCGTACCAGCTCGAAGCTGACCCGCACGTTGAGCCTGACTGGTGCGAAAACGCCCACCGCCGATATGATTGGCGATGTAAGCATTTCCGCTCCGGTCGGCTACACGGCTGCAGACGTTGATACCTTTCTTAACGATCTCGGTGCTTTTATTTCATCTGCGTCTTTTAAGGCGCATGTGAAGTCTCAGCAGGTGGCTTTCTAAATGAAAGCCCTCATGGCATTTATCGTTACGATACTTGCTACCTTGATCGCCCTCAGTTCGGTTATTCCGAATTGGGATAAGCTCGGTATCTCACCTTGGAGTATTCGCAATGAATATCCCGTCCTCGATGCACTTGCGAAAAGTGCAGAAGGAACTGCAGTTAAGTGGCCTACGGAATTACCGCAGGTTCCTCATTCGGGTCTGTCTGAACCATCCGAGTGACTACACCCTCAAAGCTCTACAGATAATCCGGCG